CTTAGATCACCACGTTGTTGAACTTGTGCCGCACCATTTATAATAAAATTCTTATTACCTAACGAGCTACCTTTGTTCACATTGGCTATAAGGTCTGCTAATTCTCTGGCTTTGGTCATTACTTTGCCTCCAATGCTGTAATACGAGCCTCTAACTCTTGTATTGTTTTTACAAGAAGTGGTACTAATTTTGATTGGTCAATACCTTGCATAATTGGTTTGCCATCTTCATCAACGGCATCTTTCTCACCAATAATTGCTTCTGGCACTACATTACTTACCTCATGTGCTAGAAAGCCATCCACTGTTGTATCTTTGTCTGCCTTGAAATTAAATCTACTTGGTTTAAGTTGTTTTAATCTTGATGTAGCATCCCATGATGTCGTTACATTTTCTTTTAGTCTGTAATCTGAACTTGTGTTAAAGGAAGTTGCAGAACTATTTGTAGATATACTTCCTACTAAACCATTTCCGTTATAAAAACGAACAACGTGTTGACTTGTTGTTCTACTATTTCCTATGTTGAGTATCCAGAAATCGTCATCAACATGCAAAGTTGATATACCTTCTACACTAGAACTAACAGCACTACCTCCAGTACCTAAAAACAAATCTCCACCTGACGAAATTCTCATACGTTCATTTGAACCATTTGTTTCAAACTTGAGTGATTGACTGCTTCCTGCTTGTATATATGCCAAAGTTTGACTTGAACCTAGCTCAATGCCAAACCCTGTACTAGTATGAAACTCTGCTATCTTACCATCTGCATCGCCTCGCCTCACATCTAAAACGGCTGTTGGAGCATCGTGACCTACACTTACTTGACCACTACCATCTATAACAACTGGCTCAACATAACTTCCATCCTTAATATGTTGTAACCGCAACATACCATTTTCTGTACCATCAGTATTATCATCTATCCTTGCTGAAATAGTAAAATAGTTTATTTGCTCATTGGCATCATTAAGCCCTGCAAAATCTATTCTACCTATTACATCATTATCTGCCGCACTACTTGTAGACTTTCTTAACAACATTAAGTCTGGTGCAGAACTATTAGAGGTATCTGTGTTTTCTATAATAACCTGATTGCTTGTGTCATCACCAACAATATGGAGTTGTGCAGTTGGGCTTGCTGTTCCCAAACCTATGCGATTATTAGAACTATCCACCTTAAACGTAGGACTATCTACACTAAAGTCACCAGTGAAAACTCCACCATTAGTTTCAAATGTTGAGAAGCTCACAACCTCTAAAATATCCCCAGTACTAGCACCAGAAGCAAGAACAACATCAGACCCATTGGTAGCTGTAAAATCGTTTGCAGAGCCTTCTACTAATTTAATTCCATTGAGATATACATCTAGCATTTGTCCTCCTGCGGTATAGCCAGAAGTCGCAAAAGAAGTTTGCCCAGATGTCGCTGTAAAAGTATCTCTTGTTTGTGTAAGTCTTTCTCTTGGAAATGTAGTTAAATAGCCAACCATTATGTTTGCTCCATATAACTCATGATAGCTGAAACCTTATCTGCCACTGAACAATCAATTTTTATAATATCACCAACATTAAGAATTATTTTTCCATCAAGCACTGAAAGACTATTTCCACTTGGTATTGGTGCATCTTTAATAATATGTGCAGTAGTATTCTGTGTCTGAGATGTTTGTGTTGTTGTACTTACAAGAGTAACACTAGCTGTAACCTGTGCAGTATGTACGTTTGCTAAGGTCAATCCCAGAACAACTATCGTACTTCCTGACTGTACTGTATACAAAGTTTCAGGTAAACCTGCACTGGCAGGACATACATCCCTTGTAATTACTTTAAATGCGTTTGCCATATTATCCTCCTAACGCTATCGCCAAGGCTGTGGCTGTATCTTCTGCGGCTGTTGCCGTTGTTGCTCCAATGTCAGATATAACCTCAGAGGTACTTCTGCTTTCTAAACCATTTGCTGTAAACCTTGCGTACTCGTCATCAGCAACAGAAGCACTATCAATCTTAACTGCATTGGTATTTGATATGCCAAAGGTTAGTGAAGCCTGACCACCAATGTCACTTAATACTTCTGCTGTACTTCTACTCTCTAATCCGTTGGCTGTAAAACGAGCATACTCATCATCTGCTACACTAGAGCTATCCACCTTCACTGCATTTGTATTACTAATTCCAAAAGTCAAAGAGGCTTGTCCACCAATATCACTAAGAACTTCTGAAGCACTCCTGCCTTCTATTGATGTACCTGACACTCTAAGAAAATCATCATCAACAACACCAGAAGTAAAGACTGGAAGATTACCATTTGATATACCTGTAGATAATGTAGCTGTAGTTGTTATAGCTGTACCATTTAACGTCATAGCATCTGCTTCTAATGTACCATCTACATCAACATTGCCAGAAATATCCAAAGATGCCGCCACTATCTCGCCACTAGCAGTTAATGTAGTTATATTAGGATTAGCTCCTGATCCTGCAAGAGTAGCCATATCAGCTATTACACTACTTGTAGCCAAAAGATTTAAGTCTTCTACAATAGCACTTGTAGCCAAAAGATTAAGGTCTGTAACAATATCAGAGGTAGCTAAAGTATTGAGGTCACTTACTATATCTGTAGTTGCTAATGTATTTAAATCAGAAACTATGTCATCAGTTGCTAGTTTATTTAGGTCACTTACTATATCACTTGTTGCAAGAGTATTAAGATCACTAACCACATCACTTGTGGCTAGAGTGTTTAAGTCTGAAACTATATCACTGGTAGCCAAGGTATTTAGGTCAGATACAAAATCACTAGTTATAAGTGAAGCTACTCCTGCAACAGAAGAAATATTAGATGCTATACCTGCTACTGTTGTAACATTAGAACTTATACCTGCAACAGTTGTAACATTAGAACTTATACCTGCTAAAGTATTTATGTTTGTTGTAATAGCAGATAATGAATTTACATTTGCAATCGTTGGCCCTGCTTCAGCCACACCAGTTGTTGCATTAAAACCTAAAACAGTTCCTTTTCTTGAAGCTAATGCAGGTAACTCCATAGAAACTTCACTATCATAATCAAGAAGTCTAACTGATCGTGATGCTAAATCTTCTAAATCAGAAGCAATAGCAGTAATTCTATCTAACTCTGTATTAAGAGTATCAACATCAAAAGCACCTGCTGTTGGGAAATCTGTAGTTCTGGCAAATGCTATATCTCTAGTAATGACAACTGTACTACCACCAGTAGCACCAGTAATACTATTATCTGTTGTTGTGTGTATATAACCTGTAGTGCCAGACGAATGAGCAAGATTATTTTGCGCATTAGCAGAAGTAGTATAGTGAGTTGCTAATGTTTTCTTAGTGCCATCAACATAAAAATTTAAATCTGCATCTGCAAAAAACTCAAAAGGTACAGCAAATGCTGTTTGTGTTGCTCCTTGTGACACTGTATATGACACTCTTGGTGTGTTGTCTGCTGTACTTATTGTCATGCCTGTATCATACCTTCGTTAGATAATTAATCAAATGTTTTGTCAAGAGTCCTTCCAAGCTCCTGCATTGAATCTCTCCACCAATAAAACCGTGAAATACCAGTAGCACTTAAAATATCCTTCATGCCTTTTCCTGTATCTCCTGTAGTAAACTCTTGCAATGCAAGAAAATAATCTTGTGCAACAGAAGGTGCAGAGCCTGTAATACCTACTAAAGCTCCAATTTGTGTATCTTGAAACTTAGGATTTATAAAACCAAGACCAATATCAGGCCCACCTAATGCATTAATCGTATGCATAGAAGTATAATAAATATCTGAATATAATGCCGCCATTCCAGATTGATCAAAAGCTCTCATAAATCTATCTTCATAATCCATTTTGTCCCAAGCCCAAGACGGCGTTTTCATTTTAACAGCAAAGTAACCCAATCCTATATACATCATTGCTGTTAATGCTCTATTTTTTGCATGACCAGAAACATAAGCAACAGTTATTTTATTAAGCGCGGCAAAAGCGTATGTGTAAAATTGAAAAGGTGCAGAAAGAATGCCACTTTCCATACGAGAATATCCTTTAACTCTTGGATCTTCTGGATAACCCCATTTCTTAGCAATACTATGTTTTACATAAACTCTACCATCCATCATAATTGGTTTATCAGCAGGTGTTGACATCATAATAGTATTCATTATACCACCTGATAAAGCACCCCCATATCTTTCTTTTGCTATATCATTAGTCCATTCAGACACATCAGCATATCTAGTACCATTTCGTCCCATTTTATGGGGACTATCTGCAATTAATTTTGCTGTATCTGCATCAATATCATATTTAGCAAGCCATGATATTTCCATTGGTTTAGCTGTACCATCTTTAACTTTAAGTGAATAATCAATTATTGTATGACCCCTTGCCATAGAATCCCACCATTTAAGTATATGTGTAATTGGGCCTAATCCATTACCCATAAAAAATAAATGTTGTGCTTTATCCCAGAAACTAGGATTCAACATATTTGGTCTATCTGAACCAGACTCAATTCGCATATGAGCTTGACCCATTGCAATCTCAGCCATTTCTCCATTTATCTGAGCATCTTTTTTAGACATATTTCTTGCAAACGAATCGTCCATAAAATCTAATAAACTATTTCTTATAGTTTTAATTTCATGATTAAGAAATAAAGCACCTACTTCTGTGATTGCCGCAAGACCTGCCTGACCTAAATAACTAAATCGTGCCGCTATTTTAAGTGCATTAAATGTAACAAATGACATTTTGTCTGGACTGTCTATTACTCTACCCACAACCCTTTCATACATAACTGCCATGTTCATTACAGCTTCATTTATTTCTTCTTGGGTATTGCCATTAATAACCATACGATCTGTAATTTCATTTATAAAATCTTCTTGACTTGTATAACCAAATTTACGTTTCATTTCATACATAGGCATTGTCCTATGTGCGTATGCTGTAGCTACTGCCTGTATATCTGTAACAATAAAATCTTTAACTAATTCATTTGGTATATCTATTTTTCTATGACGCATATGTTTAGAAACATTAGCACCAAAAAAACCTTCTTCAAAATCCATGACATCTTTCATGTCCATAATTTCTTTATACACATCTTGCGCTCGTTGTTTGGATTCATCAACTGTAAGTAACTTTTCTGTTACATCTCTATTTTTACCTTTAAAATAAACATACTTTTTACCTATATAATACTGCTCTAGTATTTTAATAAATCTATCTTTGTTTCTTTTAATAGCTTCTCTATCCCAGTATCTAGGGAAAAAGTTTTCTAATGCACCTTTTGTTTCTCTTACTACTTTTATTTCGTTATCTAAATTTTTAACTCTTCTATTTAAATCAGGTAATCTTTGATTAACAAAATATGTTCGTGTATTTTTTTTCAATTCAACACGAATAAATTTATTTTGTTTTTCATTAAAAACTAAAACACCATTTTCTAACATATCTTCTATTCTGGCTATATCAGATTTAATTATATCTTGTTTTGCTTGTAGTGGTCTTGAATCCCCTATAAGACCTTCATTAACTAATTTTGCTTCTTGTCGTTGGAAATGTTTTTTAATTAACTCTACAGCACTTTTTTCTCCTGCTGTTAAATCATCTGTATTATTTATAATATAATGATTTGTCATTCTTTTAGAAAAATCAGCAAAGGTTTCATCTGCTTTATTGAAACCACCTTTAGCTCCTGTATAATTTCTTACTGTTTTTTTAATTGTAAGTATAGCATCTGATGTTTGGTAATCAGAAATTTGCAATCTATCTTGTCGCCAAATATCTAACATATCTCTTTTTAGTGCTATAACTTCACCAACATGCTGACCTTTAGCAATAAAAACAGAACCACCTAAAGCTCTTCCTGCCATTTGAAATGTATAAGCCATGCCATAATCATTAGCTAATTTTAAAGCCATTTCTTTAACAGGATTAGGTATAACTTTACTTGATATAATTGTCTTCATGGGTGTAGGTATAGAATTGTAAGCCCACTTTAAAACACCATCTGTAAACATATTTGATACATAATTAATATCAAACTCATATTTTTCTTTTAATCTTAATCTTTGTTCTATTTCTAATTGTTGTATTTTATCTTGAAACTCAGCAATGCGTGTATTGTTTTTTTGAATTTGATTGCCTAATTTATTTTCAGCCATTCTTCTAGCATTATTAAAATCTATTGTATGATTACCTGTTAATGAAAGTCTGTTTCCTTGTGGATCAGTTTGTGGTATAAATTTATTACCTTCAAATAAAGGTCTTAAATGCTCACGATTTGTTAATTTCATAAATTGTTTTTTGCCATTTACATCTATAAAACGAACACCAATATCATTAAATTCTTTGTCACCTCTCCATGCATTTGCTTCTAAAACTTTGCCTTTCATTTCATAAACTTTTTTAACTAAAGGCAATACAGGGGTTTCAATAAGGTTTTCTAAATCTTTTTGTAAAACAATATCAAAATTATCTTTATTAGGAAGTTTTCTAGCATTTATATAATCTCTTACAATTTGAGATTTTTCTTTTGCATTTAAACTATTTACTTCTTTTTTTAAACGATCTCTTAATTTATTTTTTAAACCTGCTATTTCTTGTAGTAATTCTACTTCTTTTTTTGATTTTCCTATTGCTAAAGTTCTTAGTAAATCATCAGTACTATTAGCAACAATAGTTTCATCTTTTAAATTATTAGGTGCTTGTCTTTTATTTTTTCTTTCCCAATTATTTATTATAGCTCTTTTTGCCGCTAAGAACCCTGTATCTCCAGCCGCTTTTAAACTAACCGCATCTGCTAATGCTAATTTTTTTATAGCTTTAAAATAACTTTCAAAATTTCCATATTGTACTGGTAAACTTAATTCTCCACTTTTAAAACCATCAGGTTGTTTTTCTATTGTTTTAAAAAACTTTATTGCTTGTGATAATCTATCATTTAATTTTGTAGCACCTTTTATTTGTGCATCAAATTCTTCAATATCTATTTTTAATTGCTCACTTGTTTTTTGTTTTAAACCTAATTTATCTGGGTCTGTAATTCGTGTTTGTTTATGCATTTCAATTTGTTGAAAATCAGGATCATCATAAATTTTATTAGCTTCAATAACTTCTTTTTTTGCTTTTGTTTCTATTTGGTTACGCAATTTAGGCATTGCACCAAAAATTGCACCCATTGCACCACCAAACAAAATACCTGAACCAATAGAATAATAGGCCTCTTCAAAAGAAGCATCAGGATCAAATGGTATTCTTAGAGCTTCTTGTCCTGCAACTAATACACCAACTCCTGCTCCTACTCTTGTTGCTGATCTTGCTACCCCAAGAGCAGGGCCACCAAAAGGCAACGCAATAAAATTAACAGGATCAAAAAATCCTGCAACAAACTGTGAAAACAACGGTGAGTCTGAAAGTATTTCTCTTCTTTGTTGTCCTTGTATAATTGTATTTTGTAAAAATTTCATATGCTTTTCATTATTAGCACCTGCTAAATATGAATGATATTCTGGCGCAAAACTTTCTATAGCTTTATTAAATGTTTCGCTATTTAAATAATTTTGGTCTACACGTGTATATTCTGGATCACTATGAGCAACAGCCCAGTTTGCTAACGGTGAATATGTATATCCAAATGATGCAGATATTGTTTGTCCAAATGTAGGATTTTTTCTATAAACACCATTATCATAGTATGTCCTAATATGGTGTGGGTTACTACGCAAAGATGGAACGTAATCTCTATTAAAATCAAAACGAGGTAAATTTTGACTCATTAATTTGCACCTAATGTAGCACCTAAATTAAACACACTTAATGTATCAAAAAATGCATTATCCTTAGGTTTACCTAAATCTTTAAAATCCATAACATTATACATTAATGGTTTTTCTACACCATCTTCAGTATAAGGAATATCTAAATCAATAATTTTGCCGTCTGCATATGTTTTTCTAAGAACAACAGAAAAAATCATATCCCCAGGATCTCCTGTATCTACAGGCTTTAACATTAATTTTTGCTCAAAAGTGTCATCTGGTTTGTCAGAAAATAAATTAAATAACCCAGACACAATACTTTGAGAATCAAAAATAATTAAATCTCTTCTTTGACCTGCAAATTCAAGAACATTTGATAAACTGTTATTTAAATCTATTCTATTAATTGATTGCCATAAATCTAATGAATCAAATTGTACTCCTTCAAGACTAGGGTCTATTTGTGCTACTTCTGTTTCTATTTCTGTAAGCAATCGTTTTGTTTTTACTTTGCCAATTCTATTTGCTAAACCAAAAGATAATAATTGAAATTTACCACGTGACTCTGGCAAAATCATAAGATGTGTAGCAGGGTCTATTAACAATGATAATTGTTTTACAAGCTGTTCTCTTACATCTGAATATTCATTTGGATAAACACCGTCTTTTTTATGCATCAATAAAAACTCTACATAAGATGTAGCATAATTATAAATATAAGGATCAGGCACAGCACTATCACCAAGCATATTATTTAAATCTGCTTCTACTAAATCTCTTAATTGTTTATTTATTTCATTTCTAGATGGAGGTTTGCCTGTAAAATTCATATCTATTTTTTCAGCTAATATACTTTTATACCCTTCATTTGTATTTCTTTGTAATAATTGATCAAAAGCACTTGCTATTTGATCATTATAATTTGGATCACTTTCACTTAAAAATTCTTGAACAGAACTAAACCAATCTAAACTTGCACGAATTGATGCTTTTTTATCTGAAGAATACATATTATTTATTATATGTGCTGTTTCTTCATTGTTAGATAATTTTACCCACCATTTAGATAAAGTATCATAAGCAACAACATTATTTTCTCCAAGATTAGAATAATTAATTTTTCCAAAATTATTCCAATTTTCAACTAATGCTAAAGGTAAATGACCTGTGCTTGCAATTGTGTCTATTATTTGATTAGAAACCTCTCCACCTACACTTGCTGGACTTCTAAAAAATACATTCATATTAACATCTGGATTAATTCCTGTCGTTTGTCTTATGATGTCATTCATTACAGTTTGTACATTTGTATCACTTGTATTTGCTGTTCCATCAACAATACTTTGTAAAGCATTTGCATAACTTGAATTTGTTGAAACAGTTGGTATTTGTGAAGCAGTACTATTAAGTTGTGTTGCCGCACTATCTAAAGTACCTTGCCCACCTCTTTTTGATAAAACATCTTTAATTTTAGATAAATTAGATATATCAACTTTTGTTATATTTGATGATGTTTTTAATTTTTGTTGCAAACTACTTAAAGATCTTTTACCTCCTATATACATAGAAGACATCTTCAATTCTTCTTTATCTAAACCTTTTAAACTTTGTGTCCAATTACTTATTAAAGATGCGTTTACCTGTGAATCAAAAGAAGACTTTAAACTATTGTAAACAGCAGTTGTAAGATTAGCAAAATTTGAATTTTGTTTTAATAAATTTTCATAAACATTATCAAAATTTAAATCATCAGATATTAAATCTTCTAATGATTTTGAATTTAAAACATTTACACCTTCTGTTACTCTATCTATCGCATTTCTAATTATATTATTTGATTCAATAGAAAATTCGTTTGTAATATCAAATAAATCTTCAGTACTTAAATTTCTTATATCAGTAGTTATATTTGCAATAGATGCTTTTATTGAATTTATTTCTTGTTGTGTTGGATTTAAATTTAAAATACCTTTAAGCATATTTTGTATTTGCTCAGGTAAATTAGAATTTTTTGAAACAGTACGAGTTGTTAATGCTTGATTTATATCATCTTGTAATTGTGCATTATTTTCATTTGAATAAAAATTTTTTAATCCTTGAACACCAGATATTAATGCTAATTCTTTAAATGATGTTTTTTGTAATAAATTTCCATTAATTTCAGAATATGAATTAGCTAAATCACCTATCATAGAATTAATATTAGCTATTATATCTATAGTTTTTTTACCTTTATCTGAATCATTAAAACTTATATTTGCTATTGCACTTTTTGCATCTTCATATTCTTGACTAAATGCTTCTAAATTTTTTTTCTTTTGTGTTTCTACATTTATTTGCAACATTCTAGTAGATATATTACCAAGATAAGCAACACCAACATCTTTTACATAATTAGCATATTCATTATCATCACCTGCATTTTTATGTATGTTTGCAATATAGTTTTGAAACTCTGATTCAATAATACCTGCACCATTAGGTTTTTGACTGTGCAAAGCAAACAACTCAGATGATTTAGCTTTTAAATCATTATCAATACTTTGATAAAATCTTTTTCTTGCTAAATTTTCATAGGCTTGCGCACCAATAGAACCAAAATGTTTTGGTGCTTTTAAATTTTCAAATGAATTTGTATCTTCATTATAAAATGAAAGTTGCTCATTTGTAAGTTTTCTGGCTTCCTCTTCACCTTTTTGTTGAGCTACATTTGCCGCTTCTTTAAAAAATGTAGAAGAAATACTACCCCAAGCATTAGCAATTTGATTAGCAGAAGATGCCATATCCCCATACTTAACAACTTGTATAGGTTGAGATTGATACCTTGAGCGTTCTATTTTAATAGCCATTTATTTAACCCATATACGTTTTGCCAAAATTCATTCCTGTATTTATCATAGTAGAAAATGCTGTCGTTTTTGCGGCTCTTAAAGCATAGTCTCCTTCTTCACGCAATCTTTTTTGTTGACTGCTTAATTGTAAAGACTGTAATTTTCTATCACTTGCTAATCTAGTAATATCACCATATGCAGTACTTTCATTTCGTTTTAAATAAGCATCAACAGAAGCGCCTTCTACATTTCTAAAACTATCAAAATTAATATTTGATGCTTTTGCTATTGCGTATTCTTGTAAACGAAAATTATGTTGTTGTATTGCTTGTATTTCAGCTTGTTTTTTTTGATAGCCTACTTCAATAGCATTAAGATAAGCTGACCTCCTTCGCTGTTCTCCTGCTTCTCTTTCTGCTTTAGCTTTTTGTATACCGCCAAACAAACCTAATAATGCAAAACCAATAGCCATTAAATAATAACCTCCGTAATAATACCATTAACTTGCAAACTTAAAGGTGCAGGTTGTGTGACTGTAACTTGTGGGTCTTTACCATAACCAAGTAAATTAAAATCCTTTTTCCCAGTAACAGGCGTTTTAGGTTGTGACAAATCATCTGTTACTTGTAAAACACCTAATGATACCCCATTAACACTAACAGATAATGTAGTATTTAAATCTAGTATTACCTTGCTAATTGCTCTTGGCTCACCTGTAACTGGCCCTTTGTTACTAATTGTATCAATAGGATTTGTTTTAATATTAACATCAAAATTTCTTCCAATTTCTGCGGATGTTAAATCATTGTCTACTGATGATACGTTTATATTTCCGCTCGCTACTGTAAATTGACCAACATAATTTGTTCTGTCTATAACCTCAAGAACTGCACCATTTGCAAATTCTGATGATACATCAAAAACACCAGAACTACCTGTATATTTTTTTGACATATCTAAATTAAACAAACTATCAAATTCCATTAGTACTAATTTTTTTGTTGTATCTCCTTTGTCGTATTTACCTACAACAAAAACTTTTTCATCTATAGTACATATAGAATGATAAGCACCATTTGAATGTGTAACAAATTCTGACCAACCTGCTCTTTTCTCTGCTCTGTTTGAATTAAATACTGCAATAGTTCCATCTATATTTAGAACAAATACATATGACTCAGCCCTATCTATTGCGGCTTGTAATGTAGTCATTTGTACTGGATTTTTAATTAAATGAGATGATATTGTAGATACTGCATTAGCAACATATGAATCTTCTGCATCTGAATAAATAAACTCTCTTACTATTGACCCTTCTTTTTGAACATATATAGTAGCACCATCAAATACAAAAGGTCTTACATTTCCTGCACCAAAAGGTGTTTGTCTTCTAATCATAGCATTTGTTGGTGATACAGGATTTTGGTCAAAAGCAGGAACAATAAACTCAGATGTAGATGTAAATACCTGCAAATCTCTATTTGAAACAATATGTTTAATAGTATTAATTTCACCAGTACTTGATTTGATTTGTATTGATTCATTATCTAATGCAGTACCAACATCAAAATTAAAAAATTCTCCTGATTGACTACTCCATAAACCATCTGGTTCTCCTAGTGTACCACCAAACCATAATCTATTTTCATGAAAGGCAACTGCCGCAGGATAACCACGCACTGATGAATATGATTGTTCTTGCCATGACGTTGTAGCCGCCGCTGATTTAATTTTTGGCGCACCTCCACCATCAGCAGATGATGTAGCAGATGCACCTGCTGTAATTGTGTATTCATTTACACTTACAACAGACGCAATAGTTCTAGCTCCATTTAAATTACCAATAGCAATACCACCTACTGCACCTGCATTTTCTATTGTAATAGAATCTCCTACAGCTAATCCATGCCCTACATGAGATATAAAAACAGTACTGGAACCTTCAACTGTTCTAAATGCATCTGCTTGCAACTGTTCAGATATATTTTCTTGTAATGTACCTGTTGCTTGTGTTGTTGATTGGATAGATGTGATCACATATTCTATACCATGAATACGTAACCTTGAACCAATATGTGTTGAATCTGGATAATTACCTCCTGATTGACTTCCTGTTATATCAAAATAAGCCGCAGATGTTGTCATAGTTCTTGTTCCAGAATCTGCACTGCTTGGTGTAATTGTCATACCTAATGTTTGAAACGAATTGTAAGGTTGGAATACTCTTTTATTATCTGATCGTGTATCAAATTCAAATGTACTTACTGCAAAAGTAGTTAAACTTGTTCTTGTTAATTTTCTAATCATAAATGTTTGATGAGCTAAAAACATAACATCACCAGATTGTGCGTATGTTACTTCTTGATTATAACTATCTGTAAATGGAATTGTTGCGCCATCCACATCTGTTGTAATTGTTTGTATTAAAGATACTGCACCTGATGAAGAAGTACCATTAGCCAAAAAATCAATAATAAATATTCTAATTTTCTGATGTTCTAAAGAAATTAAATATCTTTCATCATCTGAAAATATAAATGGCAACAATCTTATTTGTTGTTTTGTCCCACCACTTAAATTAGTTACCGCTAATCTTGTTGTATCTGTAGAAGTAACCGTTAAATATGTAGCAGAACGAGGATTATCTCTTACAACTGTAACAACATTTGATGCAGGATTTGATACTGTAAACCCACTTATAGCATTTATAGCAGTAAATAAATTATCTGCTGTTGTATTATTGTCTGTATTAGCTCTTACAAAATGTGTATTACCTACAGAAGCACTTGGTGACGAACTCCCTGCCGTTTCAAATTGTACAGTAATTAATGTACCATCATCTTTATAAAATTGTATTTTAGAACCTGTAGCTATATTAGCATAATCTGTTACAGTTATAGTGAAAGAAGTATCTTCTACAGAAGTATCAAACTCATAAATATATCGTAATCCTGCACGTTTAATTACACCACCTTCTGCACGAATAAAAACATTTTCTAATCTTTGTGCTGAGTTTGTATAAATTTGTGTATCTGTTCTTGAAATTAAAGAAGGACTTATTTCACCAAATTGAAAATTTGTTACAGGAATACGAACCTTTTGCATAACTACCTCCTGTTAGTAACAAACCTTGATGTACTTAATTTCCTAGTTGTTTGTTGTTGAGAATCTAAACTTCTAGCTTTAGCCATTGCTTGTTGAGCCATAACCATCATTTGTTGTGCCATTGCCGCATCTCTAGCAACAGACGTTGAAAATGCAACAGCTAAAGAATATTCAACAGCTAAAGTAAAGTAACTGGGAAACTTATCTTCCCCTGCTCTAAATGTATAATCTGCTATTAATGAATCTGTTGCTGTAGTATTTGCATATGCTTTATCACCATATAATTGATATTCAATTAAATGATCATTCACAGTAATAGCATGAAGCATTAATAAATCAGAAGGCAATTGGTATGCACGATCATATCGCCCTGTTGGTGCAGACGATAATAAATTTAATGTTGCTTGATTTGTTGCAAACCTCCATCTTGTATTTGATAATGCTGTCCTAACAATATCTTCATACATATTTGTTGCAACAACCGCTTCTGTTGAACCGTCATCAAATGATGTTATTGTATCTGCTCCAATAAGAACAAATGCTCTACTACATATATCTAACGCTGAATCTGCTACTGTACTTGTCATAGTGGTTTAGGGGGATTTCTCCCCCCACTCCTTAGTCACCATCTGTTTCTGCTATTGCAGTACCATCAGATACGTCTACTGCCGTACCATTATTGGATAACACCGTACAAAAATTTGTTGTAGGTGTATTTGTATCTGCAACAATAATTACATCACGAACCGCTAACATATTTGCGGCATCATTAAAGTAATTAGCGCTATTAACAGTAGCAATAGTATCTGTTGTAGTATATGCCCACAAATTCAGATTTGATGCTCCTGCTAATCTTGATAATCCTGATGCACTAAAAGCCATATTGAATCTCCTTATGAATTGTTATCAAGGACTTCATAGATACCATTGTCATCAATAACAACAGCACCCATTGACATCATTGAGGTTGCGAGGTGTGCCACTCTTTCTGGCACATAGTTCAACTCTGTTGATACATCATTGTTGACACCAAGACCAACAGCAGATGTATGATAAGCAATATTCTTACCTGCTGTAATAGCGGCAGTTGAAAAAATCTTAAAACCTAAAAATTCTTTCATTGTCATGCCACCTGCAAATGGTAGGTTTTGCTCTCCAACAAAATCAGATGAAGCAAATTCTGTTATGTTAAACAAATCTGCGTATCCTTTTGGATGCATTGCCAAATATCTTTGCCCATCTTCTGGAATATTTGCAGTACCAAATGTTTCAAATAATGATAATAAATCTGCTTTTGCAAGTGCTGAACCTGTATCATGTATCTGAGTTGAATTAGCACCTGAGTCCATAGCTGTATAAAGTAACTCATCAGTCTTACGACCAAGAGCCGCCGCCGCAGATTGAGCAACAACTTGACGTTCATTAATATTTGTTTTCAATTCATCAAGTTTATCAATATATTCTGCCGCATAAAAGTCCTGCATTGTTACTTCAACAGTAGTATGCGCCAATTCCATTGGTGTCACTAAACCATTTCGTGACTTTGTAGACGCTGAACCCTTTGCTATTTTTTGGAAACGAACTGTGTTTCCAGTTACATTACCAACAGTTCTTACAGTATTACGCAATTTAGACCCCATTCTTTGGTAAGCCATATGCACATCTGATTCAAACTGTTTGATAAAAGCTGTGTCAATACTATTTGCCATAGTATATCTCCTTTTTTACAGTTAAATTTTACTTCGTCTATGCAGTTGTCTATTTAGGGTCATCTCATTGCAATTATCCAAAAGGGTTGCTCAATGATAAATAGGCTGTGACTTTGTATTATAAGACATACTTTCATCTACATTGCAACGAAAAAACTGCAAAAACTCATGTTGATTATGTAAATACTTTTTTTCTATGTCAAAAACAAACCCACACCATGCTAACCAACGCATAGTTTTTTTATGATCAGCAGGAACAAAATTAAAAATAACTTTAAAATTCCCTTGTAAAATATCAATGACTTCAGGACATTTTTTTAAAAAAGATAAATAATATTTATTTAAATCTTTAGTAGCAAGAAACCAAACTTTGCCAATATTTTTATTTATAGGACACACACCCATCATAGCAATAGGCTTATTGTGATCTATTAATGTATATACCTTTCCTTCTGATTCTACGAAACTATCATAAATAGCTTCATAAGGTGCGGCATCATACATTTCTAATTCTTTCTCGTCTTCTTCTCTTAAATTATTAGCAATATATGGAATATCATGATATGTAGCTTCTACTAAAAATAGTTTTCCGCTTTTACAAATTACATTTCTAGCCGTATAAAGTGGCAAAGCCATCATCAATTTCTTTAATAAATGCAGGATCTTGTTTAGAAGGATTCCAATATCTTGGATCTTTCATTTTGGTTTGTAACTCTTCTAAACTTACTGTTCCTGCTACCTGACTTCCCTCTACTGGTAATGAATTTTCTTTTTGTTGATTCATTACATATTCTAAAACTTTTATCCCATCTGCTGATGTACCAAGATTAGCAACAGAATTATGTAATTCTTCTGGAAAGTATTTCTTAGAAAATAAACCAACAGCATCTATTCTTTCTTTATGGTTATCTCCTAACTTTTTTTGTTCTTCTTCTTCTGTTGGGAATAAAGAATCAATAGCATCAACATAAATTTTTATACCCTCTTCAAATTGTTCTTGACTATAGCCATTATCAAATGCTTGTCCTGCCCACCATTGTAGAAGATTATTATCTACCGCTTGCGCTTCGTCAATTTCTTTGGGGAGCGTGTAATCACCGCTTTTTTCTGGACGATTTTCGTAACGTTTGGCTTCCGCTTCTGCCAAAACTTGCTCACGAATATCTTTATCTTTTTGCCCAAGTTTTGTTTCAAGGTTTTCATAAGATTTAACAAGGTCTTCTCCTGTTTTAAATTTTTCTGGCAACCATTCTGGTCGTGTAGGCTCAGATGTTTCACGTGAAACATTTGTTTCTACAGTTTCTTGTGTTGTTTCTTCAGCCATTTTTATTCCTTTCATGTTTTATCATTCTATTTTCAATTAAACCAACAATATATCTTTGCCCTTCAACATGTCGTAAGACATCATTAGTAACAGCAGAACCATGTATAGATTGTGTTGTTATACTTTTAAGATATGTTAAAACTGCATTTCCTGTAGGGCTTGTAAACAAAGTATGAATGTTAGCATTTATTTGTTTTTCTAATTCAAGTGGTCTGGGAAATCCATCAATACCTAAATTAGTCTGTTTATTCTGCGGCAATCTGTTGTTCTCCTTGCATTTGAGCCATCTGCTGTTGCATCTGTTGCATCTGTTGAATTTGCTGAATCATCTGGTCACGCTCTACTTTATCCCTAACCAAGTTATCTGGTACACCAAATTTCTTAGCAAGATAAGCGGCTGATTCTTCAGAGTTAATTAAGATATTCAACATCTCAGGGCCAAATGTACCCCCTACAGTTTGCAGGAATCTTGCCATTGATGAAATATCTTGGTTTGCCTGTGCCTGTGAGAGTGGAGAAACAGAACGTATCTTAACCTGTCTACCATTTACAGTAGGCAATTCAATGCGTCCTTGTTTTTTTAGTATATACACAACTCTTTGTAATACTGGTTGTACTAATTCCGCTTGCAATCTTCCAAAAGCAGAACCAATACGTCTTGAAAGATCAGCCATACGTTCTGCTATTTCTGTTGCAGTTGCAGGAGTACGGTCTGGATTTCCAAGCATGTCATTATATAAAGCTCTTTTAATATTTAGCCTCATATCTGAAAGAATTAAGTTGGCAACATCAAAAGAACCTGCGGCTCTTATAGGTTGTAAGCCTCCAGAGTTTGGTGCTTTAGGTATAACAGTTCCAGGAACTAAAGATATGGTATCTGGGTTTATAATTCCATCATCATCCATCTGGTATATGCCTGATATAGCCATCTGTGCATTTTCAAGTATAAGTTCTATAGTAAGGTTAGTAGTTTTAATTGCACTTAATGCGTTAATTAATGGCCCACGTCCATAGATCTCACCTGCACATTTAGACCAACGAAAACATATAAAAGGATTAGAGCCTAATCCTCTAAATAAATCTTTGCGTATACACGTTTTTGTAGTTGTATCTATAACATGCAACAAAAACACATCTTCATTTACTTGTGAGTAATCTCTTGCAATAACTTCTAGTATTTTTGTTTTAGTATCTGGTGATGATTCTGTATATCGTAATAGTTCTTCTGTAAATGTACCATTAGGATATAAAATTGGCAAATCTTCAAATCTTACTTTTCTTTCTCTGTACACATGATCTATTTTATCATCTGGCCCTGTATCTAAAACCACATGAGGTAAAGGAATAGCAGAGAAAATAATAGGATTAACAGCATCACCTTCCTGTACATGAAGTACTCCTGTACCCACAGCCAAATCCATAAAACTTTCGTGAACCTCTTGTCCAAAATTAGAGTTCTGAATAACTTCAAAAACATATTCTGTAACTTCATCAAGGTCGTTATTAACACCATCCCTCTCCTCTTTTGGCACTTCGCTTCCTGCTGTGAAATCTGCCCATCTTGCAAAGTTAGGAACTAATCCAGACTGTAATCTGGATGCAAATTCCTGTACACCAACAACAGCAGTTTCGTCAAATATTTTATCATCCCTTCTTTCGCCTATTGATTCAGTGTAAAAAGACTCTCTTTGAGGTAATGCGTATTCATAGCACTCTTCAAACAAATCTTCAAAATGTTGCCTGTGTGCTTTTGCTTTATCATACTTTTCAAGATATTTTAGTGCTATTAAATCGTCCATAACTTACTCTATTCCTCCAAAATATTTATTGAAGTAACCAATACCACCACCAGTACCAGTAATTAAAGACCTTCTTCCAGTGCCACCCCTACGTTTACTAATTATTTTTTGTAAAGCATCTTGTTTGGCTTTTTTTGTTTCCTGTTTTACAATTTCTTCTTGAGATTCTTGCTCAATTTCTACTTCTGGATCTGGTTCTGGCTCTGGTTGTCTTCTTCTACCGCCTAAACACATAGATATCTCCTTTACATTCTAGCCCATAACCCTTCTCGTCTGGGTTTTTTTACTTGTCTATTACGAAAAATATCAAAGCTACCTCTAGCATTAAACGATTTTAGGGGTGCTTGTCCAGAAATTAATTGCCTACCTTCTCCTGCACCTAACATTAAATACTGTAAAGCATCATGAATATGAGAAAACATATTTTTTTCTGGCTTGTCAGCATATCTTTCTCCTGATACCTGCATACGTCTATATGCATAGCCACCTTGAAATCCTTTTATTAAACTTTGACATCTTCTATCTATCATAAAAGCAGGTTTGCCATCAGCCATTTTAGTAAGTTGGGAAGAAACAGACTCTAATCTTAAATCAACACTATTACTTGGTGCAGGATATGCAGTTAATCCTGCTCCTCTTAGTATTTGAAATGGTGTAGATTCATCTGTTTGCGCTCTAAAATCACCTGCTGGATCACCATAAATATTAACTTCAAGGTTATGAAAACGAGTAGCTATTTCTTGTCTTAACAATTCTGCAAATCGCACAATGCCCATATCAATTGCAACAATTTCTGCTTGTATTAACCACCGCCCTCTTACTTTCTGACCAAATACAGCCGCAGGTGTAAGACCAAAATCAATGCCAACATACAAAGGCACACCAATAGCAATAGGTATTTCTTCCTCTGCTATATGTGTTTCTGTAACAAATTGCGGATATACAGGTTTTCCTTCCTGTATTGTACCCAATCTATTCATAACATATACATCAATCCATGATTTGGTTTTGCCACGAATAAGATTAGAATAATAACTACCAAGCATGTTTTTTGTGTTCTCTGCTTTCTTATTATCCTTGTAATTATCTACTTCACCCTTATCATCAAGGGTTTCTATCATAGCAGGAGGTTGTACATAAAACATCCAGTTATCAGGTTTGATTAACATTTTTGCCTGTTCCATAGGAATGTGATCAGGAACAGGAACTTCTCCAGACATTATTGCCCACCAGTGATCTTCTTCTGGTGCGTTGGTATCACAAATAACACCAGACCAAGTAGCACCACCATCACGCATAGAAGGGAATCTACCACACCTCATAGTACAAGCATCAATAATACTTTTTGGTATTTCTCTTGCTTCATTTACCCAGACACCAGTAACTTCAAGAGATAATAATTTTTTTACATCCTCTGGTCTATCTAGGGCTAAGAAGATAACCTCAATATCTAAATCACCTTGTTGAATGTGGTGTGTGTAGGGAACAGACCAGTGGAACTTCCCCCACACACTCTCAGGAAACCAATCTAACCAAGTCTTAATTGTTGTTGTTCTTAGTTGTGGATTGGTGTTACGAACAACAGCCCATCTTGTTTTGCGTTTTCCATCTTTATTCTTTTCCTGTTGTAATGCCCTTCTAAATACCTCAACACAACAAGCAACAGATTTACCAGAACCAACAGGGCCACGAATACCTCTAAAAAATGTAGAGTCTTTCATAAAATCTTTAAGCACCTTGCCATCAGGTTTGTACTTAAAATCAGTCATAAAGCATCAACATTATGATCTTTACCTACCTTTAATAGCTTTTCTTTAGTGCTATCAGCAATTGTAGCTATCATTTTATCAGCTTCATAATCAGTACAAAATTGTTCTGGGTGATGCTTTAAATGCACTTTCTTAACAACTATCCTAAGTATTCTTCTTTCTTCTGGTGTTAATTTCATTTTGTTATTGTTGTACCTTTTTAGCTAAAAATGTTTGAGTAGGACTACTTACATATTGCATGGGTTAATGTTTTGGGTAGCCCTACGCTAAGTTAGATCTATGTTTACCTTTATATCACCTGCGTGTAAATGCATGTGCTTTTCTGTAGCTTTATACCCTGCTCTATCTAGTATATCTTTGCTAGCTTCTAGCTGTACATACTCACTCTTAGCTCCATTTGCTAGCTTCATTATCTTTGCTGTTGCTATTGTAGCATTAATCCCAATCGCATTGCTAACTTGACTCATCATATACTGTTGCACATGTGGTTGCTTTAAAGCCTTCATAGCTGACACTCTACCTGATTCACCTTTAGCATATCCTGCTTCTTCTGATGCTTGTTTTATGCTACAGCCTTTTGCTACTAACGTATCCACCAAAGCTGTCTGCTTCTGGGTTAAATTGCTCTTAACTGGTACTGTCATGCGCCCACTCTAAGCTAATCCAAAAGACCATGTCAATACCATAATAACAGAAATTCATTCGCATGATGCGAATACTTGATAAAAGCTGTTAGAGTGACAGCTTTTATATTTCATATCATCATCATCAAACTCCCTAGCGATTGTACCCACTGCGACACGCCCAACAATCCCTAGTACTTGTAAGCCCACTTGAAGTGGTCTTCCTGCGTGGATTGATGGGGGTCATTGTGGGTTATGGCTCAATAAACCCTATGGACAAGGGTCGCAGGCAAGTGGGCGACCTCAACCAAAATAGAAGCAACAAGCCGTTCGCACCTAACAGAAGGTGCTGACCGTTTGTCGCATACGATTTTGGTTGACCCAAAGGGTTTATTAATCCTTTGGTTCCCATAGTTTGGATAAAATGTATTCAGACTTCTTCAAATATATTTCTAAATGAAAGGACTAACAAATGGAATATACAACTAAACAAATAGATAATACAATAAAAACAATACTAGCATTCACTGATAAGCGACCTGCTGACAATGTCATCACTTGGCTAGTATATCAACAGTTCAAAGAGCTTTGTGGTGACTACCAACTCAACACTGTAACAAGTGAGGAGTATGACATCAAAACAGGGCAAATCCTACCAGTAGAGTATGACCCTGTAGGTAAAAGGACATACTGGGGTGAACGATTCTATATCCCAATCTTGAATGTACTGTCTCACTACAATGTAAATATAAGAACAAAGGCAAATCAATCGCCAATAGTTCACATGAAAACAGCCCTAGATCGTCAAAGTATTCAGGACAAAGACAGTACAGACAAGTACAAATCAGTCAATACTTACACACATGAGGTGCAAGAGGACACTCAAGCAATCATGGACGACAACAAACTCCAAAGAGAGAGGGCTGTCTTTGAGAACAACAGAGAAGGTTTTCCTAAGTTCATGGAATGTGAATTGGCAATGCTAGCTTGTTTCAAACTGTTCTTCAACTATGACTACATGCACTGGACTAAGCAAAAGGAGCTTGAGGAACGTACCAAGAAATTGGCAGATGAAAGACGTACAGCCAATCAGTACATAGTGTCACTCCAAAAAAGACTGACTCAAATCAGCAACGAAGCATCAAGCCTAAAGACTGCAGACGAAAAGAAAGCTAATAGCACTGAGTTTGCAACAGTCGCCAAGATGCTAGAAGATGCTAAAGCAGAGTCTGCTAAAATGGGTGAGACAACTGATGCTTAAATGGTATAGTAACCTTAACTGGAAGGTAAAGGAGGTGATTGAGTTCACCTTCTTTATCACCCTAATAACAGCAATCGTGTTTATAGGTTGCCTACTCTAACCAACCGCACAACCTAGCTTATAGCTAGGTTGTGCTATTTTTGTACTCAGTTCTGAACCATTGCACAGGAAGGGGGAATGCGCCCAGAAAAAAAATATTGCGACAACAATACATACTCAATCAGCATAAATAAAATTATTTATTCAATATTTTTTTTATGCTAAACTAAATTACTAACACAAAACTAAAATGGAGATAACAATGCCACTAGACAATACAATTGCAACTAAACCTTTGCTAGATAAAATCTATGCTAAAGAATACCACAACCCAGAAGAATATACATTCCCAGTAAAATGGGCTAACTATTGTACATCAACTATAACTATTGATGGTGTTGAACATACTGTAGAAAACAAAGAAAGCAGACAACTAATTAACACAAGAGATATGTGTGTTGTTGGTGAACATAAATCTAAATATGTTGAACAGCTACATGAACCAATAGTAAACAAGGTTCTTGAAGTAGCTGAGAAACTACATATAGGTAAAGTCATACCCAACATCAGAGTCTATGAGAATGGACGCAAGCTAAGAGGAGAAGTGTATTTCCCAGATCAATCCTTTGATGTGCGTTCTGGTTTAAATGATACTGTTTGTTTCAAAATGGAGTTCTACAATTCATATTGTGGCAACTGGAAACTGGCGATCAAAGCCCTTGCTATGCGTTTAATATGCCTAAATGGAATGATGTATGGTCAAGCGATTACAGGTTCTGTTCTTAAACATACAGCAAATACAAACTATAACAGCTTACTTGAAAACACAAAACACTCATCAGAAATATTTATGAAGAGTGAAGATGTATACAATAAGATGGTACAATCAGGACAATCAAGACAACAGGCTATGCAAATGTTTCGTAAATATTTATGTACTGATATTGTAAATGGTCAACGTAAAGTAAATGAAACACAAGTAACAATTCTAACAAGACTATTACGAGACTATCGTAAAGAGCTTGGTCATAATGCTTGGGCTACATACAATGCTATGACTGAATGGGCAACACATACTCCTGCATCAGAAGATAAAAATGCTTATCGTAATGAGTCGCCAGTAGCTAGGATAAATGACAGTAACAAAAGGCATGCCAAAGTAACAAACTTATTGAAACAATGGACTTACTAAAATGACACAATCTATTGCAGAACAATTTAAATTAAGAACTATACCAAAAGATATAAATCAAAATAAGAAACGTAAATATAAAAAAAGGGTGGGCATTAATTTGCCCACCCAAGTTCCCAAACACAAAACAATGACAACAGACAGGGAGATAACATGATGTCATATAACACAACTATTAACATACAAAACCTAATAAAAGCAATGAGTAAATTATCACATGATGATGTTGTAAAATTGGGTAAAGTTATTTTTCCAAACCAACAAATACCACAACAGGAATTACTAGTAGGTTGTGCCAAACAAGAACAGGATAGACTTATAAGTATGGTACATGAAGGTATGGAATATCAAAACGAACACAAAATTGAAGAGGACTTAAAAAACTTTTCAGCAAATCATGGAGTAATAATAGAATGAAACCAATAAAAGTAAAGCGTACTTGGCATGGTGTTGTATCTATAAGAAGTACACAATGGCAGAAAGCATGCGATGCAAAAGCAGGTATTGTAATACGTTGTCAAGGACAGGAAATGTCAGTGAGTTATGACGAATTAAAATACTTAACACCAAGAGGTACATTTACAGATAAATTTGACAAGACAAAAACGTATGGTCTTGTAGATATAAAATGGAATCCAAACCCAATCACAACACAAGGAAAATTATTATGATGTTACATGAAATAAAACAGGCATATAATATTATACTAACAGTACGACAATTAAAAATACTAACTTCTATATTTTTATTAAATAAACAATATCCAGACAAAACAAGAAGTGTAAATCATACAACACATAAAAGAATAATGGAACTTGCAAAAGAAGAAACTTCATATGTGAGTAGTGTTCTTAATGTTTTAGAACATAAACATAACTGTATTGTTTCTACACGTTATAATAGTCATGCTTTTGCTCTTGGTATCTACAATACCTATGGTATTAATAAAAAAGGGAGTGCAGTATTGCAACATAATAAACAAATAATCTTTGACGCAAAAGAAAATAATGCTACAACAAGTTATTATGAAGACATACTTAGCACAACTAGAAACTCTATCGCAAACCACACATGTGGATCTAGCTTCAGCATTTAAGTTCGCAGGTATACCTTACTCTACTTACTACAGAAACATGAGAGGAGTAGAGTTAAGGTATACAACTGCAATAAAAGTTAAAGATGCTATAGAACTAATAGCCAAACACAGAGAGGTTTATAAAGACAAATGCCTTCCAAAGAAAAAAGCAAAGGGAACTACCACGAAAACAAAATAAAAGAATGGCTGGATTCTCTTGGTGTTGTATGTGCAAAGCAGATAGCTAGTGGACAGCATGGACACCTACGAGCAGACTTACGCAGTGATATAACAATTAGCTTACAAACAGAAATATTGTATGTTGAGTGTAAGTACAGAAATGTAAATAAGAAATCACGCTTCCCAAACATTTGGGAGGTATTAGAAAATAATGACATAGCAATATTTAAAAAGAGTGAAGGAGGAAAAAATATAAAACAAATAGTATTAATGAACCAAGATGTATTTGAAAAATACACAGCACCAACACTAAACAAAAACAGAAAGGAATTAAAATGACTAAAGATTATGATGAAGCAGATGGTCGTATGCTTTTATGTGACTACAAAGACCCAATGAAAGCAACAGAAAATCTATTGACTGCACTACGCTATGCACACAACAGACTTGAAGGTGTTGAGTTCACTGGCTATATGGGTAAGCCTTTAGAAATGAAATACACACCAACCAATCTAGAATCACACAAAGAAATAATGAAGATGGTTGATTGGTATTTTGAAGAGTACAACAAAAAAGAAGTTCAGGACATAATGAAACAGAAAGCATGTGTGTTACGCTTTGATAAAGATAAAAATGTTGATGCTATTATAAGTACAACAGCAGAAATAATATCAGAATACCCAATGGATATGGTCAATCATATGGTTCGTACTGTAATAAAAAATTGTCAGTACTTTCCACAGCCTAAAGGTTGGACACAATCAATACTTCAAGATAGTAACATCTATGCATTGCGGTGTATGGTAAGAGATAGAGTAGCCTTTGTTGATCCATTTCGCAAAACAGGAGAAACTTGGCTAGCTAAATTATCCCAGTAAATTAAGGGCTTGACTTATTGCACTCTTGCAATTAGTCTTAATCTGTCAGAACATATGACTTTTACCATTGCCTGTGTAAAAAAAAAATATTTCCCCATGTGTTCTGACACCAAACATGAAAGGACAAATCATGACAGTAGTACTTACTGCGGCAGAGAAAGACCGCAACAAATATATTGGTGGCAGTGATGTTGCTAAAATTATGAGTGGAGATTGGTATGATCTCTGGAAAGAAAAAACTGGGCAAGTAAAACACCCAGACTTATCAGATGTATTCCAAGTACAACTAGGTACAGTAACAGAAGCATTTAATATTGAGTGGTTCTATAAGCAACATACTGAATGTGCGAAACAAAACAAGATAGATAATATAAACCCAAGACAATTATTTAGTGAAGGATTTATGCGTGGCAATCTTGATGATGTATGTATAGATGGTTCAAGTAGACTATGTGCTGTAGAAGCTAAACATACCAGTGCTTTGGGTATGAGATTTAAGAATATAGATGAAGCAATAGAAGCATACATGCCGCAGATGCAATTCTATCTGTACCTTCTACACCAAAATTTTTCAACTGTTGAATACTACTACCCCATAGGTGGATGCTACTTCCCTATTATCTTTGGAAACGTATGGCATTGTGTAAAGGTGAGTAGTTATGCAGGATATCAAAAAGACATGCTTGATGCTATTTTTAGATTCAAGAAACATGTAGATAAGTTTGACCCAGAGTGTCCAGAAGCAACAGCACCACCAAAATATAAAACAAAACAAACTGACGTAGATATAGATAAGATACCTGTAAATGGTGGTATTAAAGTTGATATGTCACAAAGCAATTCATTTATTAATGATGCAAATAACTATATCAAAACAAAAAACGAATCAGACAAAACACAAAGCAAACTAAAAGAAACAAGAAAGTTTTTATTAGAACATGTACCTGATAATGCAAGAGAAGTTTATAGTCCGCTTCTTAATATCAAGCGTGATACTAAAGGTACACTAAGAGTAAATATAAAAGGAGAATAAAATGAACACAAGACAAGATTATCAAAAACAAAACTCAGAACTATGGGATAGACTCTCAACTACTAATCCTGCTTACACAAAGAGTGTACCTGCATCATGGGGTGGAAAGATAACTACTATCAATGCTCACTACCAAGTAAGAAAGATGACAGATGAAATTGGTCAAGTAGGGAAAGCGTGGGGGTGGAACGCTACCTACGAAACAAAAGACATAAGAAGAGGAGAGGAAGTAATACCTGTTGTTTTTGCTTATGTTACTATCTGGGTGGGCGAAAAGGAGAAAGCTATTGGGCCTATCGCAAGCTGTATGCCCATGATAAAAGAAACAAGGAAAGACCCACGTGGTAAACTTGATGATGAAGCTCCAAAGAAAGCTATGACTGACGCACTTACCAAAGGCTTATCCCACTTTGGTTGTGATGCTGATATCTTTTTAGGTGAATGGGATAACAATAAATACGTCAACAACAGTAACAATGTCACAAATCTATAGGAGGAATTATGACAGATACATATATTAAAGATAAAGGAACTATATCTAGTATTAAAAACAATAGCACAGAAGTAAAATATCAAGGTTCTGTATCTGTAGAAGATGCCAACATGCAGTTTATTGTAGCTACAGTACAATACGGAAGCAAAGGTAGTAGCACTGGAATCTATCAAAGAATAGGTGAACTCAAACCTAATAGTGATAAACAAGGTGAGCAAGACGGAAGACCAGATTACAAAGCACATATCAATGTTGTGCATAGACAACCTCATGATGGCAATTACAAGACTACTTCCAAATACAAAAACTTATCTGTATGGGTAAATCAGAATAAAGAAACACAAGAAAAATATTTAGGACTAGAGTTTTCATCAAAGGATTTTTCTGATACTTCTTCTGCACCCAAACAATCTAATAGTTGGAAGTCTGAACCAGAAACACAATTCTAAAAAGATCCTCTGCAATTACTACGTTTCTAGTCCTTTCATAGTTTTTGCAGGGGATCCCATCAAATTAGAGGCTGAAATTTAGCCATACAGGGGGGTTAAATACTTTTTATATAGTATAGTGACCCCCTAAATTAAGGAGATTACTGTGTATATTACATACATTCTTGTATTAATTTCATTAGAAGCAACACCAAGATCATTGTACTCAATAGAGTTTAGAGACAAGGCATTATGTATAGAAGTCGCTGAACATTTAACCAATACAGGTCTTGGCGACCAATGCTTTGAGAGGTATAACTATAATAGATATACTGCACCACCTGATAGACCTGTTAATCTAGGAGAGAAAATATGACCACACAATCAAGAAATATAAGAATGATATTAAGAGAATGTGAAAGTATTCAGTACAAGTACAAGTTTGATTTTACTATATCCTCTATACAAAACAACCAAGTGCATATTAAATTTACAATACCAGATGATGTTCAACCTGAGTTCCCACCTGATGAACTAGATTGGAACAATGACAATGCATGTATAGATTTATATACAGGGGAAAATCAATCATGAGTTTAAAATTTAGAAAACTAGAACCAACAGAATGGAGAGTAGTAGGCAAAGATAGAAAAGGAAGAACTAGATGTGAGTGTCCTCACTGCAAACACATACATCATCTCAACTGGGAGCTTACTCCTGCGCCTGCAAAAGTATTGTGTGGTTGTGGTATGCAAATGCTAAACCCAAAACATAAAGGAATAGTAGAAAGATTAAAAAAAGAATGGGAAGAAAAAAAACACAGATGGCAAATCAAACCTCTTTAACAGCATCACAGAATAAAAAATAAAGCCAGTCTTCTGGAAGAACAAACTCAAACGGAATAGGTTCTTTATCTTCTAAATCAAAAGAAAGCTGTTCACTTGTTGAGTTCAAAATGTGGGCCGTCAAAAAATGGTCTTTGTTTTAATTTACGTTTATAATCTATATAAGACATTTGCGCTTCTTCCATAGACTTATCCCAGTTTGCTATATCTGGAACAGACCAAGCACCACCCCACCTTAAACGAAAATTCTTTCTATCTACTTGCTGACTTGCTTCTTTCATAGCATCAGCAACATCATCATATACATTTACTTCCCAACATACATCACCATCTACATAAGCAACAAGATCAACAGCCCAACTTGTCATATCATCTTGTAATAAATGATAACTATTCATAGTTTGTGATTTACCTTGTTGAACTAACTGTTGTTGTGTATGTATAGTTCTTACTCCTGTAGTTACACCAAAATCTACTTTTGTTTTTTGAATAGCTAAAAGTGTAATATCTACAAGAACTTGATTAACACCTTTTAATCTTTGCAAACTTCTATTTGATAATGTAAACATCAATAATCTCCTAATGGCATTTTAAATTGTAGTCCAATAGATTTATTTTTTAAACTAATATTAGGTGTCAATCTTCCAGAACCAATATCAATACCTGTTAATGGTCTTATAAAATCTAACATACTTTTTGTTCTTCTGCTTATTTCATTTGATCCCTCAGAAATGTCACTGCCTTCATTTGTAACTGGGAATAATTCAGAAATACTTTTTGTTGATATTGTTTGTTTATTTAAATCAGAAACAATAGATAACGGCTCTATATTTTTAAAAACTTCTAATGAATTTACAGGTGAAAATGCTTTCATCTGAGGTTCACTTTCTTTGGTAAAAGGAACATTATTAACAGAACTATAATCTTTTAGTTTTGCATTCATTGCAGATAATTCCTGGAGTTTTTTGTTTATTCTTTTATTTTCTTTTGCTATTGCTAATGCAGATTTTTTACCTTTAGCCATACTTATTCCTCACCATTTAGTTTTATGTGACCAATATCTAGCAGACATTTTACTTGGCTTAGCATTTTGAGCATTGTGTCTTGCATAATATGATTTCTTTCTTGCTTTATCTTTAGCAGATGTAGGGTTTTTACCTGCACCTCTTACACCTTGTTGACCAAATCTAATAAGTTTTAATTCATGTCCTTGTTGCGCAAGAACCATATGTGATTTTGTTTTATGATTAGGTGTACGTTTAGGTTTGTTAACACCAGATAAGTTATGTTTTTTTAATAATGATTTTTTTCTATTTTCATGTGCCATTATTTTCTCTTACCTACAGGATTAAAGAATTTCTTTGCACTTCGTGTGGCGAATGATGCCGCAACAATACTGCCCAAACTTACCTGATACCAAGTTGGCATCCCAGAGAGCGCAAGGAAACCATCAGTAACTATTTGCCTACCCCACTCGCCACAAAAAGAAAGTACCATAGGTATTGAAAAGAGTAAAGTCAGCCATTCATCTTTCCATGAAGATTGACTGGCTCTCATTGCGGCTAAATCCCAATCAATTTCTCCTGTTGCTTCTTTCATCTTGATGGTCGCTTCTGCCTTCTGGATAGCAGTACGACCTTCAAGATAGGAGGAAGCTAATGAACCTACTGATGTAAGTATAGAAGTTATCACCTCTTTTTCTTTGCCTTCATTATTTTATCTTGCAATGCTTTTGGCAATGTTTTTTGTTTTTTAGTCATTCCTTTTTTTGATGGTCTGCCTTTTTTAGACCCATATGTTCCTTTACCCATTGGCATAATTTAACTCCTATATTTTCTTGTTTTCTTTGCAATTGATTTAGGCTGTGCAACAAACTGCTTTCCTTTCTTATTGCCCTTAGCTTTAGCTTTGTTTGTTGCTGCTTTCTCCGCAGGAGTAAGAGCTTTCCATGCGGCATCTGGCAGGTAACGTCTTTTACCTTTTGACGGTTTACCTGATGATGTTCTCCATTTTTGTTTACCCCAATTTTTTAAACTCTTTTGTGATTTAGCAAGAGCCATTATTTCCCTACTTTTTTCATAGCTTTTTTATGTGATGCTGAGAATGACATACCTGCAATCATATCTTTTTTCATACTTGCCATATGTTTTGCTGAATGATGTTTTGAATGTCTTTTAAGAGTATCTTTCTGTCTTTGTGTTAATGATTTTTTCTTTTTCACCTATATCCTCCTCCTTTTGCTTTATATTGTTTGGCTAACATCTGTGCTTTTCGTGCTGACCATTGCCCTGCTCTACCACCTTTTGAGCTTGCTTTTATTTTATTAAATAATCTTTTTCTCATAGTTGGTTTGGTATAATTTCCTGCTTTGTTTACTGTACTCATTTACTATTTCCATTTTTTATAAATACATTACTTGCTATAAATGCTCCAATGATACCCATATTACTTAGTACCCAAGTATTACCTATAGAAGATAAGTGGTCAAGTCTTTCTAAACTAACAAGATCTGTCATAAGTACACCAATATAAACAGTAACAGATACAGCAGAAAACCATACCATGTATCTTTGTTGGTCTTCTTTGGCATTGTTATTTTCAAGCCTAAGTTTTTTTTCTTCTATTTCTAGTTCTTCTAATTCTTCCTGTGTCATTTAAAAGCATCCTTCATTGCATTTAACATATCTTTAACTGATAGAGGTTTTTCTTTAGGGTCATATTGACAAACAACTTCTTTTGGACATTGACGATATGAATCAACCAACTCAAGAAATCCACTACCATTTGCTCCCTCGTACAAACACCACCACGCATGAGCATCTCTGCCATTGGCGTTCTGATGTGCTTTCTCTATCTTTTTTAATCTGCATATCGTTAAATGTCCATTATTTAACGTAGGGGTAAATCTATGCTCACTAGCGTTGGTCAACGAGCCAAAGACCATATGCAATAGCAACGAGAACGAGAGTGCCAATACCAAAGGTAGCAACAAGTATAAGCCAGAATATAATTTTCTCTTTTCTTTCTTGTGCTTCATATATCTCTTTCTGTCTACGTTTACGAATCTGTCCCTCCATAGCTATAAGTTCATCCCATGCTTTAGTGCCATGAGTGAACATTATAAAAGTTTTGAGTTCGTCTCGTTGTTGGTCAAGTTTTTTCTTTGCGCCAAACGCTTCAATTGCTTCTTGTTCTATTGATTGACTATAAAAAACTTTAGTAAGTAACGAAGGATTCTTTGCTCGTCTTTCTATATTAGCTACATCAGATACAGCACCCATCCATTTAGATAAGTCTTGAGTCATAGACTCTAACTCTCTACCTGCCATGAAAGCCTTTTTAATTCCCCCAAATGCGGCAGTCGCAGTTGAGATAGCCGCACTTATAGTAAGAGGATCCATAAGTTAGTCAGCGTCCTCTATTATTAGTGTACCATCATCAACTTTAGCTTTGATGTCAGAAGGTAAGCTGTCTTTGTTTGCTCTTAACCAAGATTGAAACTCAGGGTCTTCTGAAATGCAACTAACTCTTACTTTGCCATCTGCATCTGTTCTTTTGTATAAGTCTTTATTATCTGTTGTTTTTCCTAACACTCCGTATATCATAGTTCTGCACTCCATGCTAAATATGCACCAGAATTTTTAAGTCTCAGTTGACTACCCTGCCCTGCTGTTAATCCTGAACTACAGTTTGAAATAATGCTAGTACCAAATATTGTAGCTTCATTATAAGAAGGAACAGCACTGCAATTTGTTGCTGTGTTTGTATGAGCAACATCATAATCACTTGCCGTACCATTGGTCTCAATGGCTGTGGGTCTAGTACGCATTGTAACAGGATATGTATGGTTAGCTATTGCTTGTGTTGTAGAAGAATTATATGCAGGGAAAGACCTGTTAGAACCATTATCAAAAGTTATTCTGTGGTAGTAACGACTTGCTTTTTCAAGGGTAACTGAATAGCTTTCATGCTCAAATTCTGTAGCTTTTTCTCCGATTTCATACTGCAAACCCGTCAGTTGAAATGTCGCATTGTCAGTAGTAACAACTCCATCTTGTGCATGACCATACGCCCAACTGCCGTTCACATGAGAAATCCAATTATTTTGATTAGAACTACCTCCGTCATACGTTGAACCAGAAGCAAGTTGCCAGATAAAACGTAACCCTTCACCATTGTCGTTATTTATTGTGCCTGATGTGTTGGGAGGTATTGTCCAAGTGACATATTGCCATGTGTTTGCAGAAGCAATAGTATAAGTATTTGTAACAGTTTGATTTGCGTCAGGCGCATATAAAGTTATTCCAAAAGTTCCTGTGACTGATGATTTAACCCAGAATGAAAGAGTAGTATATTTTGCATCAGAAGTTCCATATTCCAAAGACTGTAGGTTTTGAGCTTCTATGTTATGCCTAATAGAATACAATTCGTTTGAATCAATAGAATTTTCTGGTGTAGTTGTTGTCCATTTAATACTCCTTGTTAAGCCAGTGTTATCAGGAGCATCAGCAACAGTCGTAAACGTACCAGCCAACTGACCCATATTAGAAAGCAAAACATGAAAACGGTCTGGAGCAAAGCCTTCATTAGTTACACCAGCAGAGATACTTAGATCACCACGTTGTTGAACTTGTGCCGCACCATTTATAATAAAATTCTTATTACCTAACGAGCTACCTTTGTT